AATGGTAGCATTGGTGCCAGTGCTGGTTGTGACATATTTCCAACTGACCACACTGGCCGCTTCAGTGACACTGAACGTCTGCCCTGGCGCAGAGTTTTGCACACCTGAGTCGCTACCTTGCAAATTGGTGCCGGATGCATCTGTGCCAGCTACTATAATGAAGCTGCCGGTTCTGATGGCTGTGCCTCGCGTGATTGTGTAGTCGATTTGCATAGCCTTGATATAAATTGCATTGAATGTTAACAAAGTGCGAGCGGTGGACACATTGTCAGTAAGTGTGTCAGTAATACCCGATATGCGTTGATATGTGCCCAGGCTCAACTGGTTGGCAAAGTTAAAGGGAGTGGCACCGGCACTGTTCAATTGATAAAAATCAATGTTGCTGACATTTTGGCCCAGAGCAATACCATTAAGATTGTACAATTTAATTCTGGGCAACAAGGCCGACGCATACTGAGTGGTGCGTTCAAACATATCACCTATGCTGACATTGTTGAGTCCATTGATATCAATCACAGGAGTGGCTGGATTGGCTGTGCCTAAGAAATGATTTCCCACGTCATAGAATGAATTGTAGCCTGAACAATTGTTTCCCACATTTTCAATCACAATACCTTGTGCATAGATATTGTCAAAAAAGTTTTGTACCACACGAACCCCAGTTGGTCCGGACTGCCGGCGCAACTGCATCACCAAGATACACACCATTAAACAGGGTGTCAAAAGACCCATTGCTAAATGTCACACTTTCAATTTGTTCAGCAGTTTTGATTCCATATACCATGCCCGAAAAACTACCATGATTCCAAACTATGTCTTGGCAAACAATTGCGGCCGTGGTGTCAAATCTCACACAGGCTGTGTTGTCGCCAGCTGTGGTCAATGTGGCAGTGGTTTTTGGTCCAGCGATATTTACATTTTCAAAAGCACAGTCTTGTGCGGCTTGAATCAAACATCCATCATGTGTTTGATTTGTTATAAACTTCATGCCTGACATGGATAAAAATCCCGGTGCCAAAGCACCATTGGTACCTATGTTGGCATCGGTCTGTTGCAAACTGTCTGTGGTTCTAAAAATATATGGCGGCAAAGTGGTAGCAGTCCAATAGCTAGGATTGGAAACCACAAGTTCTCCAGCAGGCACAGCAGATACACTTCTATAATAAGTGGTAGTAACCGAGTCATATACCAGTACACCACTGGTATAGGCAATGGTACTGGTCCAGGTCGGCACATAGAAATAAAAGATAGTGCTTTCTGACCCATCACCTTGCAGATTACAATAAGGTGGTATCTTCAAGGTATCGCTTATGATGTAGACTCCAGCAGGGAAGTACAAAGTTCGGCGTATTTGAGGATTCACTTGTCTACAGTACAATTGGTACAAGGCATTGTTTATGTTGGCAGTGACGTCTGTGCCTGAACCATCAAGAGAGCCATCACCGTTAGCACCAAAGTCTGTGATTATTGCCTGACTGTCAAGCCTGCTCTGCAAACTTTGACTTATTGGAGTACTGGGTGTGAGGCCAGTTTGTGCAGTGTAACTGGCAGATTGCCCTTCATAGGTGTAGGCAGTGGCAAAAGCCAACACGTCTGAAAATTCAGTAAGAACCTCTGTGTTGCCAATAACAGGAGCGCCATCAGCCAAGGTGCCATTGCCAATAAAAAGTTGGCGAGTATCTGTTGACCAGCCTAGTTCTGCTCCTGCTAATGGATTGGGTAAATCGTTGAATAAACCCTTGCGTTGTGTGATTCGTGATATTTGTACAATTGCCACAGTGATTGTCCTTTGGATATCACATATTTAGCATGTAGTACTGTTCGACCTTTTTCCACCATAGGGTGCGATATTTTTCAAACTCTGCACCTTCCAGCACAAATTCCTGATAAACTGGCTGGCCAATGATATTGTGTTGCTCATCTAGATCTGGTTTGACACACATCAAAATAACGCCTTTTCGGATGCGTGTACCATGTAGTTCATTGTGTGCTTCTGCGTAGGCACAAAGTTGCACAAAGTAGTCGTCAATCCACTCGCGCTTTTTAGGTTTGTTGGTCTGTTTGTAATCCAGTATGCTTTCTTCATTTAGGTGCATGCCTGCGCCATCCGTTGTGCCTGCGTATACACCGGGAAAATACAACGGAACTTCAATTCCCCAAAATTCATTAACGTTTTTGAGTCCGTCCCGGATCACAGTTTCTGCCATGGCATGACTGGGCCACGAAAAAGGATTCGATCCACGCGGTGGGATAGTACCTTCTTTGATGTAACGTTCTAGGTACGTGTGCATACGTGTGCCACGATTGGCTGCTTCGGTTGTGATTTGCTGTGCTTTGACTTCACCTACTGATCGACGCCAGTTATGCAAGGCGGCTTTGCTGGCTTCGCTTTTGGTTTTGTCAAGGATTGTAGTCACTGACGGTAAGTTTTGCCCGTCTGAGGTGGCGTAGTAACGCCGACCCTCTATTGTAACTCTGGGTATGGGTTCGTAGTTGAATTTTATTTTGTACATAATTGTGATATATATCGATATTTTTTCTTGCTTTTTCTTGCATTTCAGCAATAATTTCTGTTTTGTTTGGGGCAAGATACAATGTTTGCAGACTTTTAATTATAGCACGAATACGTTGTGCGGGCAATACACAATCATCATAACTTTCGTCAATGCTCTTGGCAAATGTAGTAAATCCCATTTGTCTGAGATTTTTCAAACTGTGTTGTCCGCTCAACAGTACAAAAGGTTTTCCTGTGCTCAAACACTTGGCAGTTTTCTCTGTAAACCATTGATTTTGATATTCATCAGTTTCACATATGATTTCAATTTGAAATTGGTTCCAAATTTTTGGGTACTCACGCACAGCATCTGTAAAGTGGATAATATCAAATTCGCTCAATAACAAATCATTATTAAATTTTCGATTGTTGTACCATGTTGTTTCTTGTTGGTACCATTGTTGCAATCGAGATAAAAGAGATTTGGCCATTTTGTGTGTTATAAATGCATCTCCAGGAAATGCTTTATCTACTTCATAACACATTCGCATTCTTGCCACACTCCATCTGCTACCGGCCAGTACTCCAACAAATTTTGCTGCATCAAGATCTCTGTTGATGCTGGTAGATTCAAGCAGAGTTCCAACTTGTTCAAACGCTTCTAGTGGAAATGGAATCCAACACCACTGTGGTAGACTAGGACTTACACTTACAAAACAAATTTTGTCATCGGGAATATTGAGTGCATGTTGCATTAATTTAATCCACTCCACCAATACCGGTAATAATACGTTGTCGCCGTCTGTCGAAAAAAAACAAAGAATTTTGCTCAGAATAATGCAATATCAATTGATCTTCTAAAATTTGTAAATGATTTGTGGTATAATCTTTTCGTAATACCTTTCCTAAATTTATCTCAATACGCTCTGTACCGATTTCCAACAAATTCATACTCTGAAACTGATTCCACATCCACAACGGTCACGTTCATTGGGGTTTGAGAATTCAAAGCCTTCGTTGAGACCTTGACGTACATAGTCTACTGTCATGTTTTGAAGATACACGTTGTCTTTTTGATTTACCAGAACCACAAACTCTGGCTGTGCATAATTGATAACATACTGTTCCGATGTGTATTCCTTGACATACTCTAACACATAAGCCAGCCCGGAGCAACCTGTGGTCTTGACCCCAAGACGAATACCAGCATAGTTTTTGGTTGTAACTAACTTTTGTATTTTGTTCCGTGCTGTGTCAGTGAACGAGATCATGCTTTTTGCGATAATCTGCTACTGCGGCTTTGATAGCGTCTTCTGCAAGGATTGAGCAGTGGATTTTGACTGGTGGGAGAGCAAGTTCTTCAGCAATTTGGCTATTTCGAAGATTGAATCTTGCATCTGTGATAATCCCATCTATTACTTTTATCTGCAACTTCATTACGTCACCGCAAGCAGGCGCACCAACCATGCCGGTGCCAACGGTATCGTCAATTTCAAATTTACCCACGTTACGTGGATTCTCGTAGTGATCTACCACTTTATCAGAATATGCCATATAAATTTCCTACAGTGAAGTATACTATATTTAACGTTTCGTGTCAACCTTTGGTCAACTGATTTGGTTAGACGCCGCGGTCTCGATTCATGGCCGATTTGGCAGCTGACGCCACAATGTCTTGTGCTTTGTTTACTGGCATGGCAACATCTGGTTGCCCGGCACCTTTGAATGCAAGTACCCCTGTATTTGGATCCATGGGTTCTAATAGATTGCTCAGTGGCTCTTGACTCACAACATCGGCTAGATTTTGAGCAGTGATGTTGATGTCTAAATCATTGGCCAATTTGATAAATGCATCTTGACTGATTTCTTTTCGAGCATTAGTATTGTTGGCACGGCCATTAAGGAACTGTACCAGACCTGACAGTTGTGCTGGGTCAGGCGTTGCCATACCCATGTCAACTTCGAATATTTTCATTATCTCTTGGCGCGGCCCAGCGCGGCGGCAGGAGGTTCAGCACCAGCGTCGGCTGCAGCGGCATCCAATTCTGCATCGGCACCCATCTCGGCACTCATGTCGCCTGCGGCGGCCATGTCGGCACCAGCTGCGGCCATGTCGCCTGCGCCTGCCGCAATGTCAGCACCCATAGCACCGGCGGCTGCTGCACCAGCAGGAGCTGCGCCAGTTACCACATTCAATGCGGCGTCAAGAACTGTAATTCACTCACGTCTTCCAACATGCTTTGCATTTTGTCAACCATGTCTTGAGCGGCCAGGACCACTTGAGCTTGTTGAATTTCGCTTTCGTTCAGTCGGCGTGCCATTCTACGGAAGCGACTTTCGGCCTGCATCATTGCGGCTGATGCCACCAGTTTTTGTTCTTCAGGATTCAATGTTTGTCCACTGGCTGACTTTTTCAGTGCGGCGGCCAGTTTAGGATCTTTTGGGGCGGTACCAGCAGTAGGTGCAGGTGCAGTACCGGGTGCAGGAGGAATGACGTTTTCTTGCAAGCGACTAGACAGTGCCTGTTCCATCATTACCAATTGCAGATAACGTGGATCTTGCTCACTGTTATGACGTTGCGCAGTTTTGCGATGCTCGCCCAAGATACCACGTACTTTGCCCAGCATTGATTGGGTTTGCCCACGTGTTAATTGGTCAAAGCGAATGCGGCTACCAAAGTAACTTTCGAATACTTTGGCTATTTGCTTACTTGGCGTTGGAGCCGATAGTTCTTGCAGTTTCATTATTAAATCCCTTAATTTGCATATATTTAGCCTGATTTACACATTTCTCTAGTTCGGCTGTGACTGAGTTGTACTGGTCTATCTTGGGTTGCAGTTTCATGTTTATGATTTCATAAAATGATTCTGTTCTCCCGCGCTCGCCAATGGCTTGTCGGCAGTATATATCTGCCGCTAGTGCTTGTTTTTTACGATCCAGCACCAGTATCTGGTTGGATAGATTATACTGCTGTTGATGATCTGTTGTACACCAACTCATTGCTGTTTTTTTTGTGCTGAACGAATGAATAGCTTTGTCCCAGGTACTGACTTGAAATCTGGTGCCCTGAGGCTGTATGCGATATTTTCCAAAAACCACAAGGGAACCGGTGCCATCATCTATTATGATACTATCGATATTACGTTTGAGCTCACGTTCGGCCCAGGCATCTAGTTTTTGTTCTTGGGTCATTTTATTACATAGTGAGAGATCATATAACCC